CGACGATGACGACGATGACGACGATGACGACTTGGACGACTACATCAACGGTTTGAAAAAATAGACTTACCGATCGGTAAGGGTTACTTCTTTTTGATGATTTCGATCTCTTCGTCGGACTCGTTGGTTTGTTTCTTTTCGCGGCGTTCGCTATTTCCAGCGAGGGTCACGCCTTCGGGGACGGGTTCGTTCGTTGACGGCATGGTTGCTTCGAGGACGGGTCCAAGGCGTTGGATGGTGTTCGTCATGAATTCGGTTATGCTTTGTCCTTCCTTACGTTCGGTTTGAACGTTCTTCATCTCACTGAACATATTTCCAGCGGTCTCAATGAGTGCGGGACTGGTAAGCATTTCCCCGGCTTTGGCGATGGCGCCCTCGACTTGCCTTTCGTCGACTTCCTCGTCCTTACCGGTCACGAGTTTCGTGACTGTTCTTACGATGTTGGTAAGGCTGTTTCCGGGGACTTCGTTGTTGTCGTCGATCCCCGCATCCTCACGGAGTTCCTTGAGGCTCTTTCGAAGACTTTTCAAGTCGCTGATTTCTCCGGTGCACTCTAGGGACCGACAAATACAATCCAGAAGATAATACAAAAGTTCGTAGTACATCGTGTACTCGGGAGTTTCCACGATTTCCGCGTCTTCCTCTTCGTCTTCTCCTTTGATTTTCCGGCAAGCGTCATCGTGCATTTCCTTCGCCTTCTCGTAACAGACGTAGATGGGAAGTTTTAGATTTTGTTTCTTGATTGAGTCATCGTCCTTGCCGAACCAAACGAGTACCTTGGCTTTCTTGATGAAGGCGCTGTCCTCGCAAAGGTCGAGGAAATGTTGTCGGTGGGTAAAGTACAAATCCCGAAACAGGGGCGCATGGCACGTTTTAAATTCCCGGCCTTCCTTCTCGATGAGTTGTCGTTCAAACTTTTGAATCATCTTGGTCATGGGATTCGTCTTGTCTGAAGATCCCCCTCGGGAGTCGTAGATGACGACGATGGACTTGAGGACCTTCGTGAACTGGGAGAGAGACTTGAGGCATTCCTCGTCAAAACTGATTGCTTGGTCTTTGGACATTTACCATTGTTCAAGTTTGTTTTTAATGGGGAGCTAAACGATTTGATGTTCCAGTCGTACGCTGACCTTCCCTTTTTCGTCGTTGAAACTCAAAGTCCAAAACGTAGGACGAAGACTTCTTACGGAATCGTTCTAAAATCGAAACGGACGGGACGGAGGCTTCTCGTCTCCCCGAGGGAAACGTATTCGTTCGTTTTGTTCTTTCGGGGGGTCTACCACTTGTCGAAGGTTCCCTTCATGGTGTCCAAGTTGACCCAACAGGAATTCGAATCCGTACGGTCTTGCGTTGACTCTCCAGAACTCTTCAAGGAACTGTTCGTAAGGATCAACGGGGAGGACAACTCATCCGTGAGGAAGTACGCCTACAAACGACTTCAAGACGCGAAACCCATCTTCTTGTCTTGCGCACCGCCCGAAAGGAAGGTGTCGGAATTCGTCCCGAGTAAGGGACAAAAACTCAAGGGGGAAACCGACCTTGAATGCGCCTACCGGGAGTTCCTCGAGGAAACGGGAATCGACCTCCGACTTGTCCCGCACGAAATTACGCAGACGGAGAACATGGGTATTACTACCCACTCTGGACTTCGTTATAGTAACCATTACTTTTTGGTTGAAGTGGAAGACGAAATCGAAGTGCCGTCGAGCGGACAGGACGAAAGTGAAGTACGTCAAGTTATGTGGATATAAGATGTAACGGTCGTTACATTTCAGTTACTTACTTTTGTTCGCGGGTTCTCTCCTCGGTGAGGGCCAACTTGGTGGCATCCTTGAGTTTCGCGGCTTCGAGTTTGTGGGCCTTGGCGGCGGCCAACTCGGCGTCGAGAACTGAGGTAAGGTCGGCTCTGCTAACGTTGCCAACGCTCAACTCGGAAGTGTTGGTTTCCACACCGTCGATGGTAATCTTTTTCTTGAGGAAGATTGAAGAGTTCTCGTCCATGTCGTTAACTTCCCTGCCGTTTCTGTCAACGTACTTGAAGGGACGGATGGAAAGGTCGATGGCCTTGTCGAGGTTCTTGATGACGAGGGCGTCGGGGTTGATACCCCTCACCCTTCCAGAGGCGTCTCTGTGAATTTGGCTAGCCATACCAACTTTGAGGTTGTCGAGTTTCTTTTCTTGGGCTCTCTCGGCGGCGACGTCGGAAAGGTCGATAATGGAAGTTGGGGAACCCTTGGTACGTTGTCCTTCGGCGTTAACTCCGAACTCAACCTTGGAACTCATGAGTTTCTTGATTGCTTCGGTTCCAACAAAGTACACACCCTTCTTCGCGTTGAGTCTAATCGTGTCGATGCCACCTTCGTAGAGGGCAATGGGCATGATGTTTCTCATCGTCGCGACGTAGGCGAATCCCATTTGGGCAAGTGTCTTCTTTTCTTCGAGGTCAAACATCTCGGAAACGAGGGCCTTGATTTGCTTGTACTTGTTGGCACCAACGGCTTTCTCGGCGGCGGTAGCCATGTCGTTGAAAAGGGTAGCCGGTAGTTTCTCTTTTTGTAACCAGGTTCTGAGGGGTTCGAGGAAGACGGAAGGATTGGTAGAGATGGGAGCAGGTCCTCTGGACACGACGGCTTGGAACTGGAGGGGTTTGGGGTTCTTGACCTTTGGCATACCTCTCGCACGGATGGTGTTGGAAGTACCGGAGTGCACGTAGCGATCACAGAACGCCTTCACGGACTCGAGGGACTTCTTGTTGATGTACACTTCAATCTGCTCACCAAAAATGTTTCTCTCCTTCCAGCCGACGGCGTAATCGTCATTGTAACCCTCGAGGAGTTTTCTAAGGGAAGCGACGTCCTTCTCCAACTCGACGATGGCCTTACCCATCTTCTTGGCCTGGATGGGTTTGACGTAGTGGAAAAGGTAGAAGATGACGATGGCCTTGTCAATGTCCGCCTTCTGGAAGTTGTACCTCATGAGAGTCTTCTTGCTTGGGGGTGTGCCAGTGCAAATGACGCTAAAGTGAACGGGTTCGCGTTCCTTCTTCTTCTGGGTCTTCTCCTTGGCCTCTTCCATAAGGGCTTGAAGGGAGGGTTCGTGGATGAAGATTTGGGTGTCGAGAGTACCAAACCAGTTGTGCTCATCAAAGTGTTGGGCGAACTTCAACACCCGTTTCGCGAGGGTAATGATACCCTTCGAGAACAAGGCGTCCGATTGTTCGTACTTGAGTCCTTGGTTCACCAACACGAAAAGGGCGTCGGAAACTTGACTGTCTGGCGAGTAATCCTTGATGAATTTCCTGAGGAGTTCGATGAAGGCACGCTTGTCCTTGGTCTTCTCGTACCCCCTCAAAATCACAAGCAACCTCACGAGGTAGTCGACTTTTGCGATGATCTCGTCCTTCGAATCGGCTTCCTCCACGTCTTCTTCCCTCCTTCTTACGATGGAAGGTTTCTTGGCGGAGGAAGCAGCAGAGGGTTTCTTGGCGGACGAAGACTTCTTGGCGGAGGAAACGGAGGTAGCCTCTCCGGATTCGGCAGCTTCTTTCACGTAGGCGGAAACGGCGTCAATGAAAGCTCTGACGTCTCTGTCAGTGGCGGCTTCTTCGATCGCGGCATCGGGTGTCAGTTCATCGGCTATGTCCGTGAGGTCAGTATCGTTGTACTTCTGGGCGGCAGCAACAATACCGAAAGAAAACGATTCGGTGTCTTCAACGTTGTCGAAGTATGTAACGAAGTAATCGCGAGCCTCCTCACCGAAAGAATCTGTCAAAGCGGCAAATCTATCCTTTCCCTTTCCGGAAGAGGATTTGGTGGATGACTTGGTAGACATGGTTTCCTATTGTCTTGGCGTATATTTAAGGTACCCAAAAAAACAAAGAATAATAATTTCAAACGGGTCGGAAATTCGCGTCTTAAGCGGACATGACCAAAAATCGAAGTCTCCTTTCGTTGGACCCACTTCATGGTCGTTTTTGGGCGTCGAACCTTAAAGAGAACCAAGCGTCCCGTAAATGAGTTACGTATATGATTTGGAAAAAGTGTCTGCCTTTGCCACGTCAATCGGCAAGGATTGTTACCCCCCAGAACTAGAGCCTGTGTGCCTAGAAGAAGACGAGTACGATCAGGAAGAAGGACAGTATGACGCCGACGACCAAGTTTCCGTACGAAGTTCGTTCATTCCCGAACCTCCCCACGTTTTCTGGCAAACGATTGGTTCTGGACAGTTCTTCATCTCGGGTACGGGTCAAGTCAAATTCACGCCACCAGAAAAATTCGACCTTTTGTACAACTCTTACTTGCAAATCACTTTCCCCCGACTTTCGATCAAGAAGGAATTCGCCGACAACCACAGAATCTCCTGGTCGAGGTACTGCTGCTTCAACGTAATCCAGAAAGCCGAGATCAAGGCTTCCGGGGGAACCCCTTTTTGTTCAACCGACAAGTACGGACTTGAACTCTGCCAGATGTACATGAGGGACAGTGCCCACACACAGGCCCTCGAGTCGGACGCAGGGACGTGTCCCGCCATGAACAAGTGGGTTACGACGATAAAAGAACAAAAGAAGTGTTGTCCCTTGTACTGGTCCTATTGTAGTGGTGGTACCATGTTTCCCATCTACAAACTCGGAGACAAAACCCTCGAACACTGCTTCTCGTTTTCCAAGAACATCGCCAGTCACCTCAGGATGAAGAAGTTTGAGAACGGAAAGTGGAACTGGATCAAACCCAACCTCAACCTCCTCGACGGTCTTCCCTCCGACAACAAACTCCAAGAACCCTGCCTCTTCGGGGAGTTCACGCAAAACACACCCCACGAAAAAGCCAGAGTCTACAACAAGAACGACGATTACTACATCGACGACATCATCTGGGCAAGTTCCGACAATCCCATCACGTTCGGCGAGACGTTTTCCATCCCTTTGCGAACGAACGGAAAGCTTTGTCGCGCCATCTTCGGTGCCGTGGAGAACATTACTTCTTGTGAGTACAACGACAATTTTAACTTCACCGACAACCCCGACGACCCAGAACAAGGGGAAAGTCCCATCGAGTCCATCTTCATCTACTACGGCGACGTGAACACCCCGAAGATCGGTCCCTACGACATGTCCCACTTCGAAAGTGCCCTCATCACGAAACACTTCAAGAGTTCCCCAACGCACCCCGGGCACTTCGCCATCGCCCTCGACTACGAAGCCTGGAAGACGGGGAGTGGGTCCGGAATCGTCCCCGAGGGAGTCGACGCAAAACTCGTCTGCAAACTCCGAGACAAAAGGGAGGGAGACAAGGACTGCAAATTCAACCTCGTCCTCCGCCTGAAAACCAGCAAGAAACTAACCTTCGTGAAGAAAGATAAAAGTCTCTTGTGCCAATAACTTTTTCGACCGAAAAAGACTTGCACGGTTCCCGTTGGTTCGATCGAACCAAATTCCCGTCAGGATTCTTCGACTAATTCTTGGAACGGTTCCCGTCATTGTTCTTCGACTAACTCTTCGGCTAATTCCCGTTGGTTCGATCGAACCAGTTCCCGTGATTGTTCTTCAACTAATTCCCGTCGGGATTCTTCGACTAACTCTTGGAACAATTCCCGTTGGTTCGACCGAACCAGTTCCGGTCAGGATTCTTCGACTAACTCTTGGAACGGTTCTCGTTAGTTCGATCGAACCAAATTCCCTTCAGGATTCTTCGACTAACTCTTGGAACGGTTCCCGTTAGTTCGATCGAACCAAATTCCCTTCAGGATTCTTCGGCTAACTCTTGGAACAATTCCTGTCAGGATTCTTCGACTAATTTCCGTCAGGTTCTTCGACTAATTCCCGTCGGGATTCTTCGGCTAACTCTTGGAACGATTCTCGTTGGTTCGATCGAACCAGTTCCGGTCAGGATTCTTCGACTAACTCT